GGCTTAAAGTAATTGAAACATTGTTACCAAACTTATCGTTCTTGTCATCTACAATAATAGATAGGTTTAAATACTTCTCTTTGATTAATTTTGTTCTGTCGATTTTTGTTACATCAATAGATGCGTTAATAATTGTTGCCATTTTATTTTTTTTAAAGGGTTATAATTCGTGTACCTAATTTTGCCTGTATCTCGGCATCGTAATTCTTTAGCCATTCTCGGCATTGTTCTACTCTTTCTATAATCTTTTGCTCTTTGTCTAAATCTCGTTTAAACTCGTAGCTAACCCAGCGTTCAAAGTCTTCTAAATGTGAGTAGCTTACTTTAGTGCCAAAATTAGCAGCAGCAGGAGTATCGCCAAGATAATAGAATAGTGTAGCAAACTCTTTATTGCAAAGCATCATATATCCTCGCAACTGCCATTCGTAATCAGTATTTAACTCTAAAGCTGAATCTAATAATGTTTTTCTATTCCAAGCACATTTAGTATCAATTATAGAATTTTCAAGGATCACATCCGGAGTACCTACCAACCATTCGTTAGCGTAAATATCTTCATTCTTATAGGCTTTAATACCACCGTATAATACTTTAGATGCAAACTCAATAGCTTCGTTTTCTAATAAAATACCTTTGGTTAAATACTTAGAAGATAATTCTTCTTTGTCTTCAGCATAGCATTCTTTAAGATAGGTTATACAAGTTTGCGATAATTCGCCTGGCTTTTTTGACTTGCTCATTAGTTTCCCCAATGATGAAGGTCTTGCTTTAAAGTATTTCATTTTGCAGTTAGTGCTTCAAAAGTTTCATCATTCATTGTATATCTCTCTTGAATAGCTTTTAGGTTCTTTGAATCCTTTAGGAATCCTGCTCTGCATTTGTCAAACAATTCAGTACCTACTTTTAAGATTGGCTTTAGTTTTTCTTCTACCATTTTAACCGCATCGTGCATATTAGTTGCATCAGCATCTTTAGTATCATCTAAAAGAAATAAAGCAGATAAAGCATACTTTCGTGCATATGAACTCGAACTTCCAAAAGACTGGCTAATATCCATACCTTTACGATTTGGGTCTATTCCAGCAGAAGCACAAGATTCATATCTTTGACCTTGTTTGTCTATTAATAAGACCGCACTTTCACAATAAATAATATTTGCTTTTTCTTTGATGTTATCCGATATAACCATAGTACATTCGTACTTAAGTAATAAAGGTTTTAACGCTTCCAATATATCTTCCGTAGAACGATACTTGTATTTCCCAAAGGAATTGAATTGATTTTTAGGTGCTTTTAGCTCCGATTGAATTTTAAGTAATGACATAGTTTTAAGTTTTGGTTTTTAAAGATACTAATTATTTTATTAAATTTAAGTAATTATTTTTAATTATTTGCTTCGATAAATGAAGCTCGTAATCGTTTGTAATCCTTTGTATTTCAGCTTCTTTGACTTTATTTATAAGATACATAGCCTGGACCGATTTGCAGTAGTTACCATCTTCTAATGTTTGCCTATAAAGCCTTTTTAACTTATCCAACTTACTTTCCTTCGGTGGATTTGCTATGAATTTGTGTACAGTTATAATGCTCATTATTCTTCAGTTATAGTGTACCAAGTATCTATTTCTTCCAGCATTTCTTCTAAAGAACTACCAAAATATATTTCAAAGAAATCCATTATCGTGGTCTACAAATGTTATAAATAGCACTACCTAAAGAAGATTGACAAGCCAGCACTGGCTGCTTTAAGATTGCTAAAATCAATTCTTCGTAATTCTCGTTAATAAACTCCTCAACATCCTGTGTAAAGTAAATAGGATTTTCCGCTTGCTCCATACTTGTAGGGTCTAATTCAATCTTTACTTGACCTCTTGATATATCGTAGTTTTCTAATACCCAAAAGCGTAGGTCTGCTTGTTTAAATCTATGGTGGTAAATAATAAAACCATCTGTGTATTCTGTGTAATAGGTGTTTTGATAGTCTATTTCAACTATGTTAATGTCCTGGATAATTGGATTTTTTAACTTCTTCATTTTTTTCGGGTTATGGTTAAACAATTTTTGGTTAATTCTTTGCAAGAGTAAGTCTTGCCGTTATAAGTTTTGTAATACGATAGTAAGGCTCGTATTCGGTTGCCTTCTCGTTTGTCTACTTGCATAGTCTCCCCTATGCCCAGCGACTTAATTTGTAGTGCTTGTTGTTTTTGGTAAATCATCTAATAGTTGTAAGGCTCGTTTAAATACTTGAATTCTTGCGTGTACTTGTCTTGACTTGTAAAGGTCTTTTTGTACACTTGGTAGCTGATTAGTTAGCTTGTTAATTGCATCTTTTAAGCCTTGCTCAAATGATGGTTCTTGTTGGAAATTTAACATAGTTTATATGCAGTGTAGGATGCTGCACCCCTTTTGGTTTATAATCCTAATGATTTTGTAATTCCATTAATTACTATTGTTCTTGCTTCAGTTTCTTTATATCCAATGCTCATTAATCTATTCATTGCATCTGTATAAATTTTTGTAAATTCTAATTCTGTTAATCCTGTAAATTGTAATATGTTTTTCATAATTTTAGACCGTTTGGTTTGTTTCGGTATTCAAATATCTTAATTAAGATTTAATATCCAAAACATTTTTTACAAAAAGCCATAAATAAATCATAACTTGCTGATAATCAAATAGAATAATTTTAAAGTTTTTTTAGAATAAGGTAAACTACAACACCAATACCCAAGATTAAGAGTAAAGTGTTATTACCTTTTGGCTTTTCTTCTTGAATCGTGGTTTTATCCACCTTTATAGCCTTGTTTTCTTTCTTATCGATTTTAAGGCTTTGTAAGCGCTTACGCTCCTTAATGTGTCTCTTTATATGGATTGCCTTGAGTTTGTGCTTGTAATCGCCTCTAATAGCTTCTAAAGGTGTAACCTGATGGTTTACTAATGTATCAAAAATATAAGCTATTTCTTCGGTAGTTTCTATATCGCTTGAATCGGTAGCTAATTCGACCTTTTGGACAATAGTTACAACAGAATCTACTTTAGTAGTTTCTACCAACTTTTTAGACTTGCAAGAAGAAGATAGTAAAATTACTACCAATAGGATTATTACGCTTTTGGACTCCATAATTTAATTAGTTTCTTTTGTCTTTCTAATCTGCAGTCTGCCTTGCATTTTGAGCAATATACTTTAGTACCTGAAGATATGTATTCAGCCTTGCAACACTCGGAAATTGTTAAAGGATTAACCTCTATATTTAAGTCTTCGCTTATTTCTTTTGATTTCTTTGCCATAATTTAAACTAACATCAAGTTCCTTTCGCAAAGATAACCAAAAAAGAGTAATATTTCTACTTACCGCTTTCATACTCTATCTCCCTATTTAAACACTCAATAGCTTTCTTTAAGTCCTGGACCAATAAATCCTTTTTACCTGCTCTTAAAATATACTTAATAGCGTTACCTTTCATAAAGGATAAATTGTAAGCGTTGGCTATATCAATCACATCCACAGGCACGCCTTTTATTTCAACTTTGTAGTATTTTGGTTTTGTAACTATATCAGCTATATCAGAACCTGTTAATTCGATTGGTTTTAAACAATGTTTTTCGGTGCAGTTAGGACAGATTGTATCGCAAATGCAACTTTCTATTTTATTAATTTCAGTTAATGATTTCATATAGTCCAAGATTTGTTATTTTTTATACTTCTAATATGGCAAGAGTTTACATTATATAATAATCCTAACTCTTTTGCAGTTATTGTTGAATTTCTAATATTATTTATACTTTCCCAATTTAATTTACTATTTGGATTATTTTCCCCTTTTGTATTAGTTTTTAATCCAATTCTAAATGCGTGTTTTAAATTATGACTATGAGTACACCATTCTAAATTAGCTGGAGTATTATTAAGTTTATTCCCATCAATATGATTAACCCATTTATTTTCTAACGATTTTCCACTAACAAAAGCATCAGCAACAATCCTATGTAGTAAAAAAGCTCTTGATTTATTATTTAAACTTAATCTTACTTGTTTATATCCTTTCACTTCAACAGGTTTAATTAATTTGCTTTTTCTTTTAATAGTTCCATACATATGATTTACATATCTATCAACTGATTTAACATTACCTAAATTGCTTACTTGATATGCCCCTTCATAACCTATTACATCTTTCCAAGTTTCGTGGTTAATTTCTTCGATAGTTTTCATTTTGTTTTTCTTTTATTTTTTCTTTATTGGTTTCGTTTATTAATTCTCTTCTAATAATTTCAATTTCTTTGTATAATTCTTTCAATCTTTCTACTAATATCTCACTCTTCGTCTTGTTCATAATCTAAAAAATCTAACCTGGTATCTATCATTTTAATTAATCGTGCCTGTGTTAAGGTCTTGTAACTTGGAAATAAAAGTAGTGATTTCTCTTCTAATTCAAAAAGAAAATAGACAAAGAATTTTAGTTCTTCTAAAATCTCGCCGTCAGTCATATCAAATACTTCTTCTTCTTTATTCTCCATATAAAACACCGTTATAAACACATTTATAATCTATTATAGCGTGAGGTTGCGCAAAGAACAAAACCTTATCACCATCAATTTTAAAGGTAACTTCCAGGAAGCCTTGACACCAATCAGCAATCTTACCGGTAGGTAAATACTCGACTGCTTCCATTAACCTGGTACATCCAACCTCAAACCAAGCATTAATATTATGCCTATTCCTTATGTATCGCATTCCAAGCCTGTGTGAATGTCCTGTACAACCTGAACCCCAATACTCTATAATGTTTTTCTCGCTGGCATTCTTTGTCAAACTTAAACCGTGTGTAATATCAAAAATATCAAAATAATTAAATACATCCGTAGGGTCATAAACCATATCGTTTTCCGCCAGGTGTAGCATTTCTTCAAACTTGGTACTTTCAAAGTGTTTATAAAGAATAGCTAATCTTGCTAATTGACCTTTTGATAATAAAAATGGCTTTGTAACTCGCTCATCGTGGTTACCGGTACGAATGGTAATCTTTGCATCCGTTGAAAGTCTTAAAGGCTTAAGAATTTGTTCTTCGGTATATCTAAACTCTTCTACTTCGTTGTAGCCGTTTAAAATACCTTCCATAAATAATTTATTTGTATGCTTGGAAACAAAAGGTAAGTCTACTATATCTCCGTTAATACAGACTTCATCAAACTTATTATGCTGAAGAACATTATTAATTACCCTTAAACATTTAAGGTCAGCTAACCAACCGTGAGGGTCTGAAAATACAAATAACTTGTAAGTTCTTTTGTCGGTTAATTTCTTTAACTGATATTGGTTGTATTCAGTTTCGGATAGTCTTGGTCTGTACATAGTTTTTTTTCTCGAAAGTAGTTATTATTTATCTTTTATTCAAAGGCTTACGATTTATAGTAGTCATATAACCACCTAAAGCAATTAAAGCTGATAGGAATAGCTTAATACAAGTATTTAAAGACCAAATAAAATTATCCCAGTCAATAGTTACCCAAGCATTTGCAATAGCTACAATCGCTCCAAATACAGTTGAAAGTGTGTTACGCAATTTTAGCATATTCGTTGTATTCAGCTAATCTTCTATTTAATAAACCTTTATTTACTACACCTCCTGCT